CATACACACAATTGGGATATAAATTAGCTAAGCCAATTAAAAGAAGTCCTAATTATAAGTTGGAAAATCAAATGTATAGTGAACCAGCATATAGTACTCCTGCTCAATCAATTGAATTGGGAGATACATATACAGATAAAAATGGATTGGTTCAACATAATGATCCAAATTTAGATCCAAATTTGATTGGTTATAAACAAGGAAGTTTACCATTTACTGAAGGTTTTAATGGTTTAAAATATGAACAAGAAGGTCAGAAAGCTTCTGTTCCACAACCGTCACCTGCTCAACCTCCAACTCAACAACCAAAGCAAGCCGAACCTTCACCATCTGTAGATTTAAAAACATATGATGTATTGCCTGATTTTACAGCATTTGATACCAAGTTAAAAGGTTCAACTGAGGCATTAAAGAACAATCTACAAAAAACAATCCAAGACAAAATTTTAGGTAAGAAAATCGTAGTTAGAGCCAGTAAAGGATATAAACAACCTGAGACAGATTATACTATAAATGTAACTGGTGTTGCTATTGATTATTACTACGACAGATACGTTATTATAATAATTGGTCGTGAAGAAAATAAACAAAAAGTAGCTAAATTTTTCATCAAGCCAGGATTTAAACTTAAAATTTTAGGTAATGCTGATAATTTGAAACCAAAAGATCAATATCAAGTTGCTAAATCAAAAGCATTGGTTGACCCTCAAAGTCAACAAAATGTTGTTCCACAAAACACAATAACCGCAGATAAGCAAGACGCAACTGTTGCAAATCAACCAGATCAATCAAAACAACCAGGAACAACACAACCTAAAGCTTAACACATATATGAAACAAGTATTGATAGACATATTACCATTTGAATTTAAAAAGACATCTTTAAATGAATCTCTTAAAGATGGAAAACTATACGTAACCGGCGTATTACAACGTGCGGATGCAAAGAATCAAAATGGAAGAGTGTACCCAGAAGATGTACTAAAGCGTGAAGCTGAAAAGTATATGCAAAACTTCGTAAAACAACGTCGTGCTATGGGTGAGTTGGATCATCCAGAAAGCAGCGTGGTTAACTTAAAGAACGTTAGTCACAACATTGTTGATATGGGTTGGGAAGACAAAGATTTGGTTGGAACAGTTGAAATACTGCCCACACCAAGTGGTAATATTCTTAGAGATTTATTGCAATCTGGAATTTTATTAGGTATTAGCAGCAGAGGATTAGGCAGTGTTAAAAAAGATATGAGAGAAGGTGCCGACATTGTACAAGACGATTTTGATTTGATCGCATTTGACTTTGTAAGCAATCCTAGTACACAAGGTGCCTTTATGTATCCTCAAGGCAAAATCAATGAAAGTGTAGAACAAAGAACAATTGTCAACCCATACGGTAATGTAGAAAGAATTATTCACAACATTCTATCAGAATTATAATATTTATAAAGTATGAAATTAAAACATTTACTAGAAAATTCCACTGAAGTAGCTTATAGTCCACTTACCAAAGAAGAAAAGTCAAAAATGGTTGGTGCTATTAGATCCTATAATGAATATCGCAAGGGATTAAAAGCCGATTGTGTATATGAAACTGCACAAAAAATTATGGAGGCTGTTAATCTAGCAGAACGCTACGCAATTAAAGAATGTGGCGACTGGATGCAAGCCAAAATGGTTGAACGTGATATGAAAGAAATCAAAAGAGACGCTGCCAAAATGTATGAAGAAGCCAACAAAATGAAAGAAATTGAAAAACAACTTGAAATGTTGTATGAACAAGTTGGTATGAGATTGGAACGTTATTTTGAAATTGCCGACCAAGTACACACTGATCCAAAACCACAAGAAGGCACTATTAACTCATCGGTATCGAATCAATAAATTCCAACATTTTATCGAACGATTCAAAAACGTATCTTCTATTTGCTTCTATCACATAACCTTCGTCTGTTTTATAGACGAAGGTTTTTCTTTTCTCGTTGACCATATCTAAAGATGGAACTTCTATTTCAGAAAACATTCTGTATTCATCATCTATACGAAAATTCATTTCACCCAATATATCAATTTCCGTAAAATCCCATCCGTTTGGATTATCTATATCTTCTAACTTAAACATTTTTTCTTCTTCAAAATTATCATTGTTTATAAAGTTAATTAATTTTGGAGACTTATAATTGTTGTAGCTATTATTCATAGAACGCACATCTGGGTTGGAATATGGAGTTTCGTCCCCAGTTCTTTTTATGAACTTATAATTGTCTTTTGTGGAATTCATATGTTTAGCTAGATTTGGATTGAAATTATAGGCCATAAGAGTTAATTCTATCTATAAAGTCAGATAGGGTTTTTGTTTGTTCAGAATCTTTATTCTTATCCAAAGCAGTACTTAACATACTGAATATTTCTTTGTCTGGTTTATCAGGATAAGATCTTTGAATAAAACAAGCATATACAATTAAATTTTCATTTTTTTGATCTATGAGCTTTTTAAACACATATTTCTTGGTACTACCATTACTAAATATTTCGGTTTCTATTTTTGTATTTTCTGGTGGGTTAGGAATAAAATTTGTTTTTCCAAATCCACTAAATCCTGCTTGTTTACTTTGAAATGTTAACATTTCTTTTTTAGTAAACGGAATACCTTCATTTTCTTTTAGTACTTGGTTAAATGATTTGCCTTTAATGATATCAAAATCACTTAATGAATATTCTGCTTCATTAAGACTTTTCAATATTTCTTTCAATTTAACAAAGTGTTTTACACTACTTGGTTTGATGGTACGTGCCATCTTACGAACTTGTGGTGAAACTTCTTTTGATTTGATTCCACCTTTTTGTAGTGCTCTTACCAATCTAAATAGTCTGGCTTGTTTTTCGCTTTTTGCAGGCATATATCAATAAATATAAAATATTTTCATTTGTTTCGATTTTAAATTATATTTATTATTCAAATACATCATTCTTTGATGTCACATACATTTATCTTCTTTGGAGTTCTTCAATAGCTTCACCAACAAATAACAATAAGAAAGGCAGAAATATAATTATGAGCGATCTATTAAAAGAAAGCATTGCGGATGCAAAGGCTGTACGTGAAACAGCATTGGCAAATGCAAAGACCTTCCTTGAAGAAAGTTTTGCAAACAGTATGAAAGAAATGTTTGCAGATAAACTCAAGGAAGAAATGGCAGAAGAAACCGAATCACCAGAAGGTGAAGAAGGCAAGATTGAAGAAAAACTTGCATCTTCTAACATTGGTAAGGATGACAGCAATGTTGCTACAAAACAACACCCAACCAAACCATCACCAGCTTCAAATAAAAACACAACTCCAGCAGGTAAGCAAGAATTCGACGTAAAGCTTGAAGAAGAAGCTGCCGTTGAAGAAGGTGCTGAAGTAACTAGTGAAGAACTAGACGAAATTCTAGCAGAACTAGAAGGTGAAGTAGTATCCGAAGGAGATTCCGACGATGCCGGTGAATCTGATGATTCAATGGAAGAAGAAATTAATCTAGACGAACTTCTAGCAGAACTAGAAGGCGAAGATCCAGCAGCTGCACCAGCACCTGCTCCAGCTCCAGAAGCTCCTGTTGCTCCAGCCGCTCCAGCTGCTGAAGTACCAGCTCCAGCCCCAGCTCAAGTTCCATCTCCTTCAGAAGGTGAATACTCAGAAGAAGTATCCGCTGAAGAAATGGCAGAAGCTCTAGTAGCTATCAACGAAGAAAACGAACAACTAAAGTCTCAATTGAGCGAACACATCAAGACTGTAAAGTATTTGAAGAGTGTTCTATCTGAAACAAATCTATTGAATGCTAAGTTGCTCTACACCAACAAATTGTTCAAAGGTAAAGCTCTTACCGAAGATCAAAAGTTGAAGATCATCAACACTTTCGACTTGACCAAGAATATTCGTGAAGTCAAGTTGGCATATACAGTTTTAGCCGAATCACTTAATTCCGGTGCATCAGTTGTCAAGAAAAAGACCAATACAACTGCTCAAACTATCACCGAAGGTTTGGCAAGCAAACCAGTATCCAGTACAAAGCCTGATTCTACCATTGTAGAACCTCAAGCTGAAGTAATGGCTTCAAGATTCCAAAAACTCGCAGGAATCAAGAAGTAATTAGTTTGCGAGTAAAAACCTAACAGTAATTAATATAGAAAGAAACAAAAATATGAGTATGGATGTAAAAAGTCTATTGACAGGAAATATGAATCCACAAGCCAAATTGATGGCTGAAACACGTGGACTACAATCCAAGTGGGAAAAGACAGGCCTCCTAGAAGGTTGCCAAGGTGTTGAAAAAGCACATATGTCAATCCTATTGGAAAACCAAGCAAAACAATTGCTTGACGAAGCAACCACCACCGGTACCTCTACCAGTTCAGAACAATGGGCTGGTGTAGCTCTACCATTGGTACGTCGTGTATTCGCTGAAATCGCCGCTAAGGAATTCGTCAGCGTACAACCAATGAATCTACCATCTGGTCTAATTTTCTATCTAGACTTCAAGTATGGTACAACCGCTCCTGGTAGTGATTTGCGTAACTTGAACAACGGTAGTTCCGTAACTACCCGTGCAGGTAAGCAATTGAACGACAGTTTGTTCGGTGGTACAGGTAAGAAGTTGGGTTCAACTGATGACGCAGTACGTGGTCTATACGGTCAAGGTGCTTTTGCTTATTCAGTTCGTCCAGTAAGTAGCTCTGCTATTACCCTAGCTAAGAGTGCAACTGCAACCGCAACTGGTAACACCATCCAAACCGCTTCTTGGAACGACGTTCAATTTGCTGCTGAATTAAGCGCATCTGTCGTAGCTAAGAAGTTGTTCAAGGTTATCTTGAACCACGACGACAACACCACTGGTGTTGCTGGTCAAGGATATATGTACAACGTTGACTTGAACGCAGTACGTTCATTCAACTTGATTTCAGGTTCAGTTGCACCAACTTCTCTAAGAAGCAATGGTTTGGTATTGAACACCTATTCAAAAGCAATTAACACTGGTAGTTTGAGCAATCCATTCTATCAATCCGTATATATCGTATCCGCTTCTAATAGCGCATTCGGTGGTGCAGCAAGCAACGTTAAGTTGATCTATAGTCTACAACCTACCGATAACCTACGTGGTGACTTCGAAGCTGGTAAGACCCCAGGTGAAGGTTCCGGTACCGCTGGTAACGTTCCTACACAAAGCATCGATACTGATATCAGTATCCCAGAAGTTAACTTGGTACTAAACAGCGAACCAATCGTTGCTAAGACCCGTAAGTTGAAGGCAGTCTGGACCCCAGAATTGGCTCAAGACTTGAACGCATATCACTCCATCGACGCAGAAGCAGAACTTACTGCTCTATTGAGTGAATATGTATCTATGGAAATCGATCTTGAAATCCTAGACATGTTGAACGAAGCCGTTCAAGGCATAACAACCGAAGCTTGGTCCGCCCAAATCGGTGTTGAATTCAGCAAGGGATTGAATGCAACTACTGGTGAAGCAATCTTCACACGTAATGCAAACAGTTCACCAAACCGTACTGCTTACGTAAAGAGCACTTGGTTCCAAACTCTTGGAAACAAGATCCAAAAGGTATCTAACACAATCCAAAAATTGACCCTACGTGGTGGTGCAAACTTCTTGGTCGTAAGTCCAGACGTTGCAACTATCCTAGAATCAATCCCAGGATATGTAGTAAACACTGATGGTGATCAAGCTAAGTTCGCAATGGGCGTAAGCCGCGTTGGTAGCTTTGCTTCTCGCTTCCAAGTTTACAAGAACCCATACATGACCGATAACGTAGTATTGGTTGGTTTCCGTGGAAACAACTTCCTAGAAACCGGTGCTGTATATGCTCCATATATCCCACTAATCCAAACTCCATTGGTCTATGATCCAGTGAACTTCACTCCACGTAGAGGTGTAATGACCCGCTACGCTAAGAAGGTAGTGCGCCCAGAGTTCTATGGAAAAGTTATTATCGGCGATCTCGATACCGTATAATACTTAGTAGAAATAAAATAACTCAAAAACCCCAACGAAAGTTGGGGTTTTTTCTTGCACTAATAAAAAATAATTGACATTACCATAGAACTTGTATATACTTATATTATATGAAAAGTGGTATATACAAAATTACAAATGTTAAGAATGGCAAGTTTTATATTGGTTCTGCTAAAGATATTGATCGTCGTTGGTGGGAACATAAAAATGATTTAAAAAAGAATAAACATAAGAATCCTAAATTACAACACGCTTGGGATTTTTACGGGGAAAACAGTTTTGAATTTATTATATTAGAAAATGTAATAGAATGTGAATTGTTTAAACGAGAACAATTTTATTTAGATATGTTTAAACCTTATATGCGTGATATAGGTTATAATATTACTCCAACTGCAAGTGGAGGCGATAATTTTACACATAATCCTGATAAAGAAGAAACTCGTCAATTATTGTCTGACATTAATTTAGGAGCTAAAAATCCTATGCACGGTAAAAAGCATAGTGATGAGGCTAAAGAAAGGCAACGTGATCGTGCTGTAGGACGTTATACTTTGGAGTGGTTTGTTGACAAGTATGGTATTGACAGTGGTACACTTAAGTATAGTGAGAGAAATGACAAGTTGGCGAATCGTAATATTAATTACAGTTATGATAATGGATTAAAAGGCAAAAAGCGTGGTGCTATGAGTGATGAAATGAAACGTAAGATCAGTGAACAAAAGAGAAATTTTGCGCTTAGAAAGAATGAATTT